CGAGCATCCCGCGCCCTGCGCTACGGCGAGACAGATGACGCAGCGCGGGCGCGGGTCTGGGCCGTTGCAACGCCTGCAACGGTGCGAAATCGAAGGTGTTGCAAGCGTAACCTGCTGATAAGGTTTATGAAAAGCCGGTTTAGCAACGCTGCAACGGTTGCAACGCCATTCGCGCGCATATGGAGATAGTCGAAAAAATGCGCAGCGCGACTTATGAGAGAAGGCCTCGCGCGCGCGCGCGAGCGTTGCAAGTGTTGCAAGTGTTGCAAAAGACTAAAAGATGTTATTATTCAATGGGTTATCGTTGCAACACCGATGCAACGGCTGCAACGGTCGGCGTTGCGGCGCTGGGCTCGCGCCGCGCGGATCGGTTAAAAACTCAGGGAAATTCGGCCGATGGCCGCTGATCCGATCCGCGACGCGCTGAAAGGGGCGGCGGCGAGCATTGCGAGCGCCGAGCCGGAGCAGCCGGCGCTTTTCGAAGTGCCTTGCGCCGATCCGCGCGGCGAGATCGCGGCCGCGCAGGCGCGCAGCGCCAAGGGCGGAAGGCCGAAAGGCGCGCAAAACCTCGCGACGCGCGAGCTGCGCGAGTTCCTGCTGGCGCGCATGGGCGGAAAGACGCCGCAAGAGCAGCTCGCGCAATGGGCAAGCCTCGGACCGGAAGGGCTGGCGCAGGCGCTGCATTGCACGACGCTCGAGGCTTTTGACCGCTGGCGCGCGATCCTCGAATACCTCGGCAAGTTCTACATGGCGCCGATGGTCCCGGTTGACGCAGACGGGAAGCCGGCGCCGGCCATCCTCGTTTCAATCGGCGGCGCAACCGGGCTCCAGCTCGCCAATGGCGACGTCGTCGAGCCTTGGCGCTACGTCGAGCAAAATCAAGCGCTTATCGAAGGCGAGCTCGAGCCGTCGCAGAAGCAAGAGGGCGAAAAGTGACGAAAGCTAAACGAAACCAGCGCGTTAGGCGTTCTCGCGTCCAAGTCAAGCCGACTAGTGCGCATGGTCGGACTTCGCGCTCGGAGGCCGCGACCCCTCCCCCCCGGTCCGCGGGCGACCCGCCCCCCCAAACCGGCGCGCCCTCCGCCGCCGCGGGCCTTGGTGAGATTGTTCGCCCTGTTGGTCAAGCCGGCGCGGAACAGAATTTTTCCGCGCCGGCCGGGGCAGGGGCGGGCGGGGGGCGCGCGGGGCCGGGACCGGACGGGGCGGGGGGCTTGGGGTTCGATTGGCCGGCTCTCGACGCGGAGCGCGAGGCGACGCATGGCAACTTCACCGACATGGCGCTGGTGGCGACGGCCTGCCGCGACGCGCTGCATTGGTCGCCGCGCTACGTGTGCATGTCCTCGGCCCAGAAGGTTGCGGTCGACGAAATCGTGCTCAAGCTGGCCCGTATCGTCTGCGGCGATCCGTCGTTTCCCGGCCATTGGGACGATGTGATCGGCTACGCCGTCAAAGGCCGCTGCGGCTGATGGCGCGGCCGTTCGGCGAACTTGGCGAGTTGCTCGCGCGCACCAACGAGGGCGTGCGCTTTCTCGACAGCGCAGGGCCGGTCTCGGACGCCTTCATCATGTCGACCGAACCGGTGACGGCGATCAACGGGCCGGTCGGATCGGCGAAAACGACGGCTTCGATTAAGAAAACCATCGTCGAGGCGACACGCATCTGGCCATGGGACAACGGCTGCCGGACCTACGTCCCTTACATCTACCGCGTCAAATACGACTTGCTTTGGAAGGCGACGATCCCCTCCTGGCGCAAGATTTTCCCCGAAGGCCTCGGCGATTGGGTGGGCTCGTCGCCGCGCTCGGCGGTGCATACCATCGAGTGGCGCGATGAATTCGGCCCGGTCAAAATGATCGCGCATTTCCAGGCGTTCGGCGAAAGCGCGGACCCGGAAGATTTGCGCGGCGTCGAGCCGACCGACGTCTATCTCAACGAAATCGACACCATGCCGGAGGCGCTATTCATCGCGATCTCCGGCCGCGTCGCGCGCACGCCGACCCGCAGCATTTTGCGCCGGCCGGGCCGCGTCTTCGGCGACCTCAACGCGCCGGACGTCACGAATTGGACCTATCGCGATTTCTGGGAAGACCCGCCGAAGGGCTATCGGCTCTATCGCCAGCCTGGCGGGCTCGATCCCAACGCCGAAAACCCCAAGGGCGCGGGGCCGGAATATTACCACGACATCATCGAAAAGAACGAAAAGCGGCCTTGGTACGTGCGCCGCATGGTCCATAACAAGCCCGGCTTCACGCGCGACGCTGACGTGGTCTACCCGGTCTATGACGACGATCGCCATCTGTCGGCCAAGACGCTGGAATATCTGCCGGCGCTGCCGGTGCTGGTCGGCATCGACGGCGGATCGACGCCGGCGGCCATCTACATGCAGGAAACGCCCGGCGGTCAGCTCCGCGTCTTGGCAGAGATCGCGCTCGAAAGCTCGGGGCCGATCGCGCTCTCGCGCGCCATGCTGACGCTCGAGGCGCGGCGGTTTCCCAAGGCTGAGTTCTACACGGTTTGCGATCCGGCGATGCACGCCGGCCACGACACCGAAGAGGGCTCCGACCGCATGCGGCTATCGAAGCATCTGCACAGGCCGGTGCACCTGGCGCGGACGAACGATCCCGAACGCCGTCACGAACCGCTGGCGGAAAAGATGCGGTTCACGATCGACGACGGCTCGCCGGGGCTGTTGCTCGATCCGAGTTGCCGGCGGCTGCGGCGCGGGTGGTCGCAAACCTTCCAGTATCATCGCATTCGCGGCTCCAACGAACGCGGCCGCGTGGTCAAGAACCCTGACAGCCATCCCTGCGAGGCCGCGGAATACGCCGCGATGGAAACCGGACAGGGGCACGCGCGGGCGCTGAAAGCCGAACGCGAGCGCGAACGCGAGGCGCGGATGAAGCGCCAGCGCGAGGCGGGGCGCTACAATCCGATGCGGAGGCCGGCTTGAAGGTCAGAGAAGCGACGGATTGGGATATCGAATTAGTGGTCACATACATGCGCGAGGCTGACAGGCGCGAAGTCTACGCCGGGCGCTTTGTCGACGATCCGGTGTCCCTGTCCCGTGACATGATCGAAGGCCGGCCTTGGTGCTTCGCGCTGTTCGCGCTGTGCGATGACCGCGGCCACGCGGTCGCCATCATCGGCGGCCGGCTGCGCTGGCCCGGCGTCGCGTCGATTATCATGATCGCAACCGACGATTGGCCCAAGATCGCCCGCGCGGCGACGCGCTGGGTTAAGCGCGTCGCCATCCCGAAGATCGTCGATCCCGTCTGCCATCGCTCGCAATGCGAGGCCTGGGAAGGCAATCTCGTCACGCTGCGCTGGCTAAGCCGGCTGGGCTATTCCGTCGAGGGACGGCTCGATGCTTACGGAAAAAACCGGGAAGGCTTCCTGCAATACGCTCGCATTCGTCCGGAGCCGGTTTTGAACGCCGGCCCCGAAGCCTGAGCCGGGGAAACGCCATCATCCCGGCTCAGGCCTTTCGCGCGGGGGCGGGAATGTGCGTCAATCAGGTTGGCAAGTGGTTTGGCGTCGGCAACGGCTCCAACGAGCTTGCCGCGCAGCAGCTCCAGATCGCGCAACAGCAGCAACAGCAGGCCGCCGCCGCTGTCGCCGCCTCGAAGGGCGACACCGAAGCGTCCCGACAAGCGGCCGAAGGGCAGATGCGTAAGGCGGCGGCCTCGTCCGGGTTCGCGTCAACGGTGCTCGGCGGCGGCGGAGGCGGCGGCAACGTCGCGTTCAAATCGCTGTTCGGGGCCTAATCTCCAACCAAAGGCAGAGCCGTGCCGCAAAAGTTCGAAAAGCCATTCTGGAAAACCATCGACGGCAAGGAGTTCGCCTCGCTCAAGGAAGCCGAGGCGCACGAAGCCGCGAACTATCATCATGCGCTTACCGGTCTCGATCCGGCCGCGGTGCGGCTGGCGATCGACCTTGCGCCCGAGCACGCGGCGTTGACCGCCGCCATCGAACGCGCCGCGAACGAAATCAAGCGCAACCGCCGCGCCAGGGCCGAAGCGGAGACGAGCGTCTTGCCGCCGACGCAGCCGGACCCTTGAGCTGGAGCTAAACCTATGGGCGAGTGGGTCACAAAACCGGGCGTCATCTACAGGGCGACGGCCGCCTTTGCGCTGCTCAACCTGCCGCTGGTCGCAACCGCCTGGTTCGTTTTCCTCATGGGCGGCCAGTCGGCTTCCGAGTGGTGGCTTCGCGCCTCGCTCGCGGTGGCGGTCGCCGGGTCCGAAATCGCCATCGTGACGTGGACGATCGGGCCGCCGCTGGTCGATTGGATCGACGAAAAGGAGTTCGTCCGGGACGGCGAGAAACCGTCGTGGGAGCGAGAGCGGAAGCCCTGACATGGCCCTTCTGCCGCTCGAAGCCGGAAACCCGTCGCTTGTGGACATGCGCGCCACGGCCGAAGTCACCGCGTCCGGCTTCGCGACAGAAGAGGCGTGGGCCAAGGCCTGCGTCGCGACCGTGCAAAGGATCGGCCGCTGCGTCCCGTATCCGCGCGTCGAGAGTTACGAAATCCCCCGGCGCGGCCTAGCGCTCCTTACCGTGGAGCATCGCCCCGATGCCGTATGACCGCCAGGAAATCCTAGATTGTCATTCGGACCTGAAAACGCTTCGCTATTACGAAGAGCCGCAATGGCGCGAAATCGCCATGCTGATGAAGCCGGAAGACAAGTCGATCGGCGTCCGCAACATCGACAACCGCCGCACCGCCGACGAAATCTTCGACAGCACGGCGCTGCTCGCGCTCGACGAATTCGAAGGCGGCTTCTTCAACCAGGCGACCAATCCGGCCGATCGCTGGATGACGCTGACGCTGCCGGACAAAGACCTCGCGAAATGGGGTCCGGTGCGCAATTACCTGTGGAACTTCGGCGAGGCCATTCTCAATTCGGCGTCGCCGGCGCGCTCCGGCTTCTATGTGAACGTGCCCGCCAGCTTCGGCGATATGGGCTGTTTCGGCCTTGGCACGATGTATTCCGAGGAAGTGCAGGGCAAAGACGCCTACACCGACCTCGCCATTCCGATCTCGGAAAGCTTCATCGACACGGACGGGCAGGGCAACCTGACCCGCTTTCATCGCAACTATCCGCTCTATGGCCGCCAGGCCAAGGCGCAATTCGGCCAGGCCGCGGCGCACCTGCAGGACAACGCGCGTTATTGGTTCGTCCATGCCGTGTTCAAGAACCCCGACTATGTCGAGGGCCGGCTCGGACCGCGCGGCATGGAATGGTCCAGCGTCTACGTCTGCGAAGACGATCATAAGTTTCGGATCGACAAGGGCTATTACGAAATGCCCTATCATTCGATCCCGTGGCGGCTGCGCTCGGGGCGCGTGTGGCCGATCGGCCCCGGCCATCTGACGCGGCCGGACGTCAACATGCTCAACGAAATGGAGCGCAGCCATATCGTGGCCGCGCAATTCGCGGCGGAGCCGGCGCTGCTGCTGCACGATCAAAGCGTGCTGACGGCGGCCGACGTGCAGCCGAACGCCATGCTTTACGGCTCCGTCAACGAAGACGGCAAGCCGCTGGTGCAGACGTTCAGCCGTTCGGCCGACGTCAAGCTGTCGCTGGAGCAATCGCAGCAACGCCGCATCGCCATTCAGAACGCCTTCAAGTTCTCGCTCATGCAATTGCTCAACCGGCCGCAGATGACGGCGACCGAATTCCTCGGGCAAAAGCAGACGCAGCTCCAGCTCCTGGCGCCGAACCTCGGCCGCGTCCATCATTTCGGGCTGACGCCGTGGGTGCGCCGGCGCGCCCGCATGCTGATCCGCAAGGGGATCGCGCCGCCGCCGCCGCCGGAAATGATGGGGCAGAAGGTCGAAGTCGAGTTCGTCTCGCCGCTCGCCAAGGCGATGAAGGCGGCGACCGGGCAGGCGACGATGCAATGGGTGTCTGCGATCGGGCAACTGCAAGCGCTCGATCCGCAGGGCGGGGCGATGGACAACGTCGACACGGACGGCGTCGCCGTCATCCTTCACGACGCCTTCGGGCCGCCGCCGGGCGCGATCCGCGACCCCAAGGCGATCGCGCAAATGCGCAGCGACCGCGCACAGGCGATGCAGCAACAGACGCAGATTTCGCAGGCCGGCGACATGGCGAACACGGCGGCGACGGCCGCGCACGCGCTGCAGGCCGCGACGCTGTCGAATGGCCGCATGGGCGGGCCGCAAGGAAGTGGGAGGCCGAATTGACGACGCTCGTCGATCTGCGCACCGATCTCAGCGACGCGCGCGAAATACTCGAGCTGGGCGGCCTGAGCGAAGTCGAGAAGCAGGCGACGGAGCGCCGCATTCGCGAGCTGGAGGCGGAGCTGGGCGACGATGCGCCGGCGCCGTCGACGGCCGAAGACGAGCTGCCGGACGACAGGCAGGAACTGTGGGCGCTTCTGGGCGCGCTCAACGACGACTGCGAAAACGAAGCTCTGACGCCGGATCTGCGGCGCTCGCAAGCCAAAGACCGCGATCGCGTCTGGCGCAAGCTGGAGCGCACAGGGCGATGAACCTGGTCCGCTGGTTTCGTCAGGCCTGGCCGTTCGCGCACGGCCGCGCCGCCGTGCTCGCCGAATACGGCCGCATGCGCAACCTGCCGCTGGTCATGACCGATATCGGGCTGCGCGGCGGCGTCTGGGGCGCGCAGCCGAACGTGCGCGACCTCTATCAAGCCGGCTGGAACGAAGGCCGGCGCGCCTTCGCGCTCGAGCTGTTCAAGATCGTCAAGGCCGATCCCGCCGTCCTGTTCGGCAACGTGCCGGAGAAGCCCAAACCAGGAGCCGAGAAGTGACCGATGGAACACCCCCAGAAACTGACGGCGCAGGCGCTGGCGGCGCTGGCGGCGGCCATGCGAGCCCGCCTTCGGGAGCTGGCGGCGCAGGCGCTGGCGGCGCAGGCGGAAAGCCGTTCTACGCCGATTGGGGCCTCGACGCCGCGCACTCGGATTTCGTGATCGGCAAAGGCTTCAAATCGCCGGCCGACCTCGCCAAATCCGCCATGCAGGCCGATCGGCTGGTGCGCGAGCGCAACGTCGTCGCCGCGCCCGACCCGGCCAAACTCGACGCCTGGGAAGGCTGGGAAAAGCTCGGCTGGAGCCCCGATCTCGGCCAATACAAGATCCCCGAGGCCAAAGTTCCCGAAGGGCTTGCCTACAACAAGCAGATGGAAGGCACGCTGGTGCAGGCGATGCACAACGCGCGCGTGCCGCCGCATCAAGCCGCGGCCGTGCGCGACGCGCTGCTCGGCATGTTCAAATCGGAAGTCGACGCGCAAACCGCGCGCGGCGCCGCCGAGCTGGAAGGCCTGCAGGGCGCGCTCAAGAGCAAGTGGGGCGCGGATTACGAGGCGAAGTCCGATCTCGCCGGCCGCGCCGCGCGCGCGCTCGGGCTCGGCGCCGAGGCGTCGGGCGAGCTGGAGAAAGTCATCGGCGCGCCGCGCTTGCTCGAAATGTTCGCGACGCTGGGCGAAAGACTTGGCGAAGACGTTTTGCGCGGCGGTTCGGCGCGCGCGCCCGCGCCTATGTCGCCGGAGGCTGCTGCGGCAGAACAGCGCAAGTTGTCTGCGGACAACGACTTCATGAAGTCACTCCAAGATACACGTCATCCATTGCACAAAGATAATGCGCGGCGATGGCAAGACTTGATTGAGGCTAAAGTAAGGGGGCGCAAGTGAACGCGGGTGAAGATATACTACGAACGGCGGAAAAGCAGGCCGGGGTTTGGCCTAGCCCGATGCCGGGTCACGTCGATTTCGGCGCCGAGGCGCTGGACGTCGACGGCGGACTGCCCGATGGCGTTCATCGTCTGGAAGGCTCGCTTTGGCAATTCGTCGTCAAGGAAGGCCGCATCGTGCGCGGCGTGCGCGAAGACTTGCAGGCGTGGTGGCTCTCGGATCATGTCATCCACGCCGCCGAGGGCGACGAAGAGGGGCAAGCGGCGGACAACGGCGAGATCTAGACGGCCCTCGTGTTGGCGTGGGAGCGAGTTGAGGGCGGCGCTTGGCGTCGCCCTTTCTTTTCGGGCCTTGAGAAAAAACCGGGAAGCGGCGGCGGCTAATTTGAGCCTAGACCGGCGACGTCTTGTCAGGCGTCGCGCCACTGGCCGCACCGGGCGTCGGTCCGCCTGCCCGCCCGCCGACCGCCGGCGTAATCGCGTAGGCCCCGCCCGCTGGTTCCCAGCCGCACCTCGGCCGCCCTCCTGGATCAACCTCGAAGGACGCCCCCATGGCTGTGCCCGATGTCTTTGGTCCGATCGACGCCGTCACAAAACAGGCGTACTCGGACAATGTCCTACTGCAGACCCAGCTCAAGACCGATAAGCTGATGGGCTGCTTCACGCCGCTGGAAGGCCTCAAGGGCCGCGAATTCCAGGCGGTCGAACTCGTCGGCGCTTTCGAAGCCGATATCAACGCGCCGACCAACGTTCCGCAAGAGCGCAAGACCCCGCGTCACGAGGGCGTCTATGTCTATCCGCAGCGCATTTCCGCCGGCTTCACGATCCCGAAGAATTATCCGATCGAAGCCCTGCGCGAATATACGAGCCCCTACACGCAGGCGCTTTCGGCGGCCTTCGTGCGCGCCAAGACCTCGCTCACCATGCAGTCGATCACCGGTCCGCGCTATATGCGCAACGACAACACCGGCGCCATCAACTCGGTCGCCTACGACTGGACCAACCGCATCGTCGCCAACAATTACCAGTACGGCGGCGGCGGCGCGACGTCGAACATGACGGTGCAGAAGTTCATCAAGGGGATGGAGCTGCTCGGCGCGACCTCGCTGGACCTCGATTATGAGGACCTGATCTGCGCCATGACGGTGAAGCAGAACACCGCGCTTTACCAGAACCTGCAGGTGACGAACTGGTACAACACCGGTCGTTTCCAGCTCGAAGACAAGTTCGTGCGCTCCTTCATGGGCGTCAAAATCCTGATCTTCGGCACGTCGTCGGCCGGCAATACCGCGATCATGCCTGTGGGCTTGGACCCGACCGGGTCTTATCGCGCCTGCCCGATGTGGGCGAAATCGCGCGTCTTCGTCGGCGACGCTGAGCCGTTCTCGCTGCAGATCGAGCGCAACCCCGGCCTGCAATACCAGCCGGACGCTTGGGCGGAAGAATGGATCGGCATGACCCGCTCGGAAGACGAGGGCGTGGTCGCCATCCTCTGCGACGAAACCGTGACCTGATTTCGCCGCGCGGCATACCCGCCGCGCGCGTCCCTTTCTCTGACAAAGGAGGCCCTCCGTGGCCGTCGTCACTCGCTACACGAACGGGTATCCTCAAGTCACGCCGGCGGCGGGCTTCGGCTACCAGAACAACGCCTGGCTCGAGGCGCGCGGCAATATTCGCGGTTCGACTTTCAACGTCGCCGCGACCAACGGCGACAGCATCAACTCGGTCTACAAGCTGGCGCAGATCCCGAGTGCCTGCATTATCATGCCGGACAGCCTGCTCTACTGCCCGGCGATCGCCGGCGCGACCTCGGTTTCGGTCGGCCTCAACAATCGCGGCGGGACCAAGGTCGCCGCGGCGCTCATGTCGGCGGTCAACATCTCCGCTGGCGGCTCCTTCGCCCT